GTGATACAGGATCACTGATCACAGATGGTGGTATTGGAATCGAGAAGAACTTAAATGTTGGAGAGAACTTCAATGCTTTAGGTATATCAACTGTTAATAATTTACGAGTTACAGGTCTGTCAACATTCACAGGTTTGATGGATATTGATGGTGGTGCTGAGATTGGTGCTTTAAAGATTGGTATCACCACAGTAAATATGCTTGGAACTATTGGTAATAATAATTTAATTATTGATTCTGCTGGCGGTACAACTACAATTCAAGATAATGTCGTTGTAAGTGGTGACTTTAGTTCAAGTGGTGCTACAAATGGTAACATCCGAATTGGTGTTACAGGTGATAATGAAATTGATACTTCATCAGGAAACTTAATAATAGATTCTGCAGGTGGTCTAGTTCAAGTTACTGATAATTTAGCAGTAACTGGTGCAATTACATCTTCAGATTTAACAAGTGGTAATATTAAAATTGGTGTCACAGGTGACAATGAAATTGATACATCATCAGGAAACCTAACAATTGATTCTGCTGGTGGAACAACTACAGTTGACGATAACTTAAATATTACTGGAGACATTAACTTAACTGGTAGTTTCACAGGTTCATCAGTCACATTTAGTGGAAACTTAACTGCTGCTGGAGGAACACTTGGTAATGTTCAAGTTGGTCTAGCAGACAATCAAACTGTTACAACATCATCTGGTAAACTCATATTAGATGCTGCCACAAATGAAGTTGAGATTAATGCAGACATAGATCATAATGGTGCATTAAATACATCTGGTAACTTAGTATGTGGTGGGTCAGGAACATTTAGTGGTGATGTAATCGCATTCAGTTCTTCTGATTTGAATCTCAAAGAAAATTTAGTAAACATTGGTCAAGCAGTTGAAAGAGTCAACAAATTAAATGGTTATACATTTACTTGGAAATCAGGGACAAATTTAGTAGATGAATATTTTGATGGTAAAGAAGATCTTGGTGTCATTGCACAAGAAGTTGAAGCACTTGGATTAGTTGGTCTGACAACCACCAGAGATAATGGTACAAAGGCAGTTCGTTATGATAGATTAGTTCCAATTCTTATTGAAGCGATTAAGGAACTAGATGCAAGGGTAAAATCTCTAGGAGGTTAAATGGCACTACAAGGATCAGGGCAAATTTCAGCAAGTAATATAGCCAATGAGTTTGGTTATACTAATGGATCTGAAACAAGATTAGGTTCTTATCGAAGCACAAACGGGCAAGGAAACTTTCCTGTTTCTTTTGGTACTTTATCTTTTAGTTCGATTGATGGTAGTGGTTCAGTTCCAACATCAGGACAAATAAAATTTAGTGATTTTTACAGTACGAAATTACAGCAAGTAGTTAATTTTTATAGTTCTGGTAGAGGTGGTAATAGATTGATAGCAAAAGATAGATATAATTCTGGTGGTTCAAATGATGTAAATGTGGTTGGTAATTATAGAACAAGACCAAATAATTCATCAGGAACAAAAGTACATATTCATGTGAATCAAACAATAGGATCGGAGAAAACAAGAGTTGAACATTGTGCCTTGAGAACTGGTTCATGGGATTCTAGTACAACATTACAGGTTGATATTGGTGGTTCAGGTAGAATCGGAGGTGGCGGTGGCGATGGTGGTCGTGGTTCAGTCAACTCTGGTGGTGGATTTGCAGGTGGACAGGGTACATCTGCGTTAGGTGTTCAGTATAGTCCAACACAAGTGAATGTTGCATCAGGTGGTTTTCTCGTTGCAGGCTTCGGAGGAGGCGGTGGCGGTGGCGGTGCATATGACCACGATAAAAACTCATCAAGAACTGCCTCTGGTGGAGGAGGTGGCGGTGGTGCAGGTATACCGGCCGGTGCAGGTGGAGCAGAGGGTTCTGGTGGAGCAGAGGGTGGCCCCGGAGGAGCAGGTACAACAACTGCTGCTGGTTCTGGTGGAGGTGGTGGAAATAATGATGGAGAAGCAGTAGCCGGTGGTGGTGGAACTGGTGGGTCAGTAGGAGAAGGAGCAGATAATGGTGGCACAGGATTCGGTGGAGAAGGTTCGAGTTCAGGTGGAGGGTCAGCAGGATCTGATGGAGCAGCAATAAGAAGAAATTCAGGATTTACAGTTAATGTAAGTAATAGTGGAACATTGAGTGGTAGCACAACTGCTACAAGTGTGCTATAATATAAGCACTAGATTTTAATCATGGCATTTGAGACTGATTTAATAAGAAGGTATAGTGGTGCTTTCTCGAAAGAGGACTGTATAAAAATAATAGATGGTATTAAATTCTTTGATGAAAACCATCTGCTCTTTTATGATAGAGAAAAACTTACGAGAGAAGATCATAAGACGGTAAATATTTCACATGATTATAATTTTTCAGCATCGAGTCGTATTTCCGAAGAAATTTTCCCCAAAATAAAACCTTGTGTAGATGAATATTTACAAGCATTTAATGTATTAGGTCTAAGAAAATTTTTACTACATGATTTAAAATTAAAACAAATTCCAGCAGGTGGTGGATTTCATGCTTGGCATTATGAAAATGGTGCATTGGATGTTGCTGCACGACAGTTCGTTGTTCAAATATATTTGAATGATGATTTTGATGGAGGTGAAACAGAATTTTTATATCAACAAAGAAGAGAGGAAGCAGTTGCAGGGGATGTACTTATGTTCCCAGCCTCATTTACACATACACATAGAGGTAATCCACCGTTAGGTGGTACTAAATATATCGCAACATCATGGGGGATGATTCAAAGTGAAAATAATTTTTAAAGTAGTAGAATACATATCAGAATCAAATATTATTTCAGTTAAATTTTGCTATGAGAAATCAAGAAAATCTATTGATGATTATGTGCCTATAGCAATAAATTGTGATGAGTTAGACATGTTTGATTATGAAACTTTTTCAGATACTTTAATTAGAAAATTTGGACTGAAAAGAATTAAAGATCAGGATAAAAAACTAGAAACATTACCAGATAATATACCACAGGAAATAGAAGATAAATTTGAGGTACGAGATTTAATAGATAAAGTTATGGAGGGTAAATATCACGAGAGGGATAGATTTACCCTAAAGGTTAGGAGAGTGGAGTTATGAGTTATAAAAGATTTTTTAAAAAATGTGAGGAATTTTCTCTTTGTGGAGTTACCGCAGATGCAGGAGATGTTGACATTGATGGTGCATTAAACAATTATACTATCTACCATATTATTGTAAAAGGTTCTGGGAGATTAGGCACACCATTTAGTTCAGAATATGTTGAGGGAGATACCAAAACAAATAATTTTTATAATGAAAAGCATTTATTAGGTGTTGATCGAATATTTGAAGCATATACTGATACACTCATGTTTGGATTTAATCCTTTAAAACCAGATCAAGATTGGGATGGTAAATTAATTGAAGAATCATTCGTTGGAGACTCAGATAGTTACCTTGTGTGTTTTGATGGAAACCCAGTAGTTAATGGTGTTGAAATGCAGAGAATGGACTATGCAAAGTTGACTGAGAAGAAATATGAAGTAGAATTAAAAGACGGCCTATTAGGTATTTTCACAAAAAAATTCGGATTTAAACTTACATGAAACTTAATCGTAATGAATTGATAGTTTTAAGAGGTGCTTTAAGTGTAAAGAAAATGTACAAGGGAATGAAACACGCACCACATGGAGTAATCATATGGGAAGACTGGATGCAAGATAGTTTGGATAGAATAAATGCTTATATAAAAGAATATCATCCTGATATACCCGATTGGAAATGAAAGAAAACATATCAGCAGAAGCATACGAGACACCATTCCCACATTTAATTTTCCATAATTTTTACAATGAGGAAGAGTTGGAGTTGATATGGGAAGAACTAGATTTTTATACTAAACCTGATAAGTTATTAGATGTAAAAGAGTATCTAGGAGTTGCTGATAAAACAAATGCGAAAGCAATATATCTCGATTTAGTTTATCCAAAAAAATACAGAAAGTTATCTAATATTCTAACAGTTAATCGTAAAATATTTGAACCACAAGTCTTAGAACCATTTTCTAAACTACATGATTGTTGTATGCCCGCATATGATTGTAATTACGATCATACAAAAGTAAGATACTATCATAATGGAGATTATTATGAACCCCATACTGATAACTTCTTTAGTTTCCTTGCTTTCTCATACTTTTATCGTGAACCAAAAAGGTTTGAGGGAGGTGAGTTGTTCTTCCCTAAATATAATTACTCGTTTAAATGTGACAATAACTCACTTATCATGATGCCAGCTTGGGTTGAGCATGGAGTCACTAAGGTCAGTATAAAAGATTCAGACTACTACGATGGATTCGGAAGATATGCCATCACGAGTTTCTTTGGTAATAAACAAACTGAATAAATAACTAAAAATATCGTGATAAATGTCTAATATAAGAAAGACTTTTAATTTCAGAGAGGGTGTACAGGTTGACGATGAGGCTCTTGTTGTAAAGGGAGATCGAGTCGGAGTCGGAACTACATCCCCAGATGAAAGCCTTGATGTCAGAGGAAATGCAAAAGTCATAGGAATAATTACAGCAAACAACTTAGAAATAAGTGGTGTCTCTACATTCTCTCAAGTAAGTATTGGTTCAACTATATCTTTAGATTCTACAAGTGGTGTTGTAACTGCATCATCATTCAAGGGAGATGGTTCAACTCTATCAAACTTACCCACATCACAATGGACAGATGTTAATACTGGTATTGGTGTAACACCGATATATGTGGATGGCAATGTTGGAATCGGAACCACAAATCCTGAGAATGGCCTCCAAATAGGTGGAAATCCAAGTAACGGAGTTGGAGTTGGATTTAATACAGTCGGTGGTGTAGTAGCATCAGGTGTCATTACAGCAACAACTTTTTCAGGTAATCTATCAGGGAATGTAACTGGGGATTTAACTGGAACTGCATCAAACGCAACTCAGGCTGCATCGGCAACTTTAGCAACAAATGCACAGGGGTTGACAGGCACACCAAGTATCACAGTAGCAAATATAAACTCAGCAGGGATAGGAACTATTGCAACTTTAAGTGTGACTGATTTCACAGTTCCCACACTAAAAGGTCATAGTACAATTCGATCAATACATGGAACTACAGTTACATTTATTGTGACTGTTGCAGCAAAGACTTCAGCACACCGATATAATGGTTCAGGTAGTTCAAATGGATATAAAATTGATGGTGTTGAATCGCCATTTATAACTCTCACACCCGGCCGTACTTATCGTTTTGACCAAGCAGACGGAACTAACGCATTACATCCTTTAAGATTTTATTATGATGTAGATAAGACGACTGCATATACGACAGGTGTGACTGTAAACGGAACTCAAGGTTCAGCAGGTGCATATACAGAGATAGTTGTAAGTGATACCACACCAACAGTCTTGCATTATCAATGCTCTAGTCATGCCAAGATGGGTAATGCTGTTCAAACTAACTCAAATATATTAGACACAGAGCATAACTCAACAGTCAGAGGTTCAATGACTGCTACGAGTTTTGTAGGAGATGTAACTGGTAATGTGTCTGGTAATATAACTGGAACTGCTGGTACATTTACTACTCTTGATATAAATGGCGATGTAGATATTGATGGACACGCAGAACTTGATGCACTTAATGTTTCAGGTGTTGCGACTGCTACGAGTTTTGTAGGGCCACTTACAGGTAATGTAACTGGTAGCGTAACTGGTAATGTAGTTGGACTTGTTACATCATCAACCTCTAGTATTGGTGTTGCGACTGCTACGAGTTTAGGAATAGGAACTAATATTGCCAATGCTGACATACAAATACATGATGCCACAGGTGCATCATCTATCGTAATTGGTAAAAATTCAGCAGTAGCGGATAATAATTTACAAATTAGGTATGGTGGAGGTGCATCAACATTTAGTGGTTTGGAAGCACTAGATATTATTAATCATGGCGATGGAAACTTTAATTACTTTATAACTGGAATTAGTAGTTTCGTATGGCATAAAGGTAATGCAAATCCATTGATGGCTTTGTCTAGTACTGGTAACTTGGGTATTGGAATTACTCAACCACAACATAGATTGTCAGTTGACGGAACATCTAAGGTCACAGGTGTTGCTACATTTACAAATGCTGTATTCATTGATGGTATATTGACAGTTAATGATGCAACAATAAGTAATCTTACTGGAAATGTTACTGGTAACATAAGAAATACGGTTGGTATGTCAACCTTTGCCGATCTAGAGGTTTCAAATAGTATTGGTATAGGAATGACTGCTACAGGTAATTTCTTTAGTGTCTGTAGTTCAGCAGATAAAAGATTCTTTATTGATGCAAATGGTAATGTCGGTATTAAGACATCTACAATTACAAGTGCTTTTGAATTAGATGTACGAGGAGACATCAAGGCACATCATGGACTTAAGGTTGGAAGTGGAAACCCATTATGTGCGGTTGATTTCTCAAATCTAGTTGATATTGTAGAGGGTGGTTCGTCAAGAGCATCACTTTCATATATGATACCGCCAAGAGTTACTACTACTCAGAGGGATGCTTTAAGGGATACAAGTGGTAACGCTTTGAGTGCTGACGAAAAAGGTGCATTTGTATTCAATACAACATTGAATAAGTTACAAGTCTGGACAGGTTCAGGATGGGAGACTATTACAAGTTCATAATTTATATACATACCTTTGGTATGGTTGTCGGAGATACTATAAGATAATTTAAGAACCAGTCAGCGAACTGTCACACAAGACCCCACATGGGGTCTTTTTTTGTTATAATGAATATATCTAAAGGATTTTGATGCAACTAAGACCCCACCAAGAGAAAGCAATTAAGGCAATGTCAAGACACGACAAGGGGCAAGTGATTGTTCCTACTGGTGGTGGTAAGACTATCTGTATGATACAGGATGCTATTGAGCAATTCAAGAGTAACAGACTTAAAACTATTGTGGTGGTTGCACCTCGTATCCTACTAGCAAATCAGTTATGCGAAGAGTTCCTTGAGTTCATTAATGATGTTGATGTACTTCATGTTCATAGTGGAGAGACACATCATGACAGTACAACTAAGTCTAAAGTAATTGAGGAGTGGGCATGGGCAAGTAAAAAACATCAACTCATATTTACTACATATCATTCTCTACACAAGATACAGGATGCAACTGCGATGTTACCTGATACTGTATATTTTGATGAAGCACATAACGCTGTTCAAAAGAACTTTATTGAAGCGGTAGAGCATCATTCAATGTATGTGGTTCGTAATTTTTTCTTTACAGCAACACCAAAGCACTCATATACACCTTTCAAGGTTGGTATGAATGACACAGATATATTTGGTGGTGTCATTTGTAATGTTGGAGCCCCTAAGTTAGTCAAGCAGGGATATATTTTACCACCTAAAGTCAAGATCAAGAAGTTCAATATCCTTGAGGACAAGCAAGAAGTTGCTGAGAGAGACTCACAGCATTTACTTGAGACAATTGATGAGAATGACATTAACAAGAGTTTGATTTGTGCAAGATCAACAAAGCAGATTGTCAGACTATTTACTGACTCAGATTTTGCTCTTGATCTTGAGAATCGTGGATACTCATGGATGTTTATTA